GAACGGTAGTCTACCATTGCCAATCGGTGTGACCCGTGGTAAAATGAAAGAAGAAGGGCATCAATAGCCCTTCTCCTTCAAAAAGAGGTCAACTGCTTTCTGGATCGCCCAGCTTCGGGAGCGTTCATCATCGGCACAATACTTGTCAAGTCTTTCAAGCAGATCAGGTGGCATGTTCGTGCCGAACTTAACGTGTCTGGGTTTAGGTTCACTTCCGAAGCGAGGTCTTCCACGCTGGGATTGTTTCTCAGCCATAAGGCAACACCTCAATTCATTTTACCATTATTGTCAAGGGGGAAACATTGATGTACGAAGAACTGATAAATAGCTTGAGATATTGTGCCACACATTCTTGCATGGGAGAAGCTCCAGCACTAACTGGTTGTACTGCGATTTATGACGATGCGCCAAAGGACTGTGATTCGTGCAATGCTGTCTTGCAGTGGCAAGCCGCTGATGCCATAGAGGAATTGAGCAAGAAGCGAGTTGGAACATGGCACAGAGTCAAGGCAACTCAAAGGAGTTATTCTTTTGTCTGCAATTCCTGCGGATTTATGTATCCGTATCTCACGAGATGTTGCCCGAATTGTGGAGTTGAGTATATCGATGAAGAACCGTTAGTAGTTGATTGACACCGAAGAACAACCATAGTTTACGGTAAATAACCGTTGTTAACCAGTAGTAAAAATTGTTAGAGAACTTTTAGTCAGAACAGAGGGAGCGTGACGGCATGGAAAATCAACATAAACCGCCGATCGGATGCAAACCAGCTTGGATGGTTGCATGGAGTCGCATCAGCGATTTGATTGGAGCTATTGAAAGGCAGTATGAATCTCCGGTTGGCAACGCTAAACTCGTTGAACGCTGGGCAGAAGAGATCATAATGCAATGCAGAATTATTGAACATTCAGAGAAGCGATTCAATGAGGATCACGGACTAGAAGACTCTTCTGACGCCACATAGAAAAAACATACTTACACGAAAACCGAGATTTCATACTTTTCGTTCAAATCCGGGAGGGGGAAAATGGACGAAAGAAACTGGAGCGATAATTTGAAACCGTGTCCGTTCTGCGGAGAAAAGCTGACGACAAGACTGATGCGGCGCATCGGAAAAGATGGATTCCGTGACAGGTTCTATGTCCTGTGCGAGTATGACAGCGGAGGATGTGGAGCACAAAGCGGATGGTATCACAGCATCCCGGAAGCATTGGATGCATGGAATCATAGAGCGAGGTGATCGGATGATCTGGCTGATCAGATGGTTTCTCTTTTTGACAATCGTCCTTCTTTTAGTTCACGGAGGAGGTGGGGATCCATGACAGCAGACGATCTTGACCGATGGATCAATGATCTGCTGGCGGGAAGCAAATGAGCAATTATCAGTACATCTACAACAGACTCAGAAAAGCCGGGCTGACCGATGCGGTCACGCTCGGCTTTCTGGGCAACTGGCAGCAGGAGAGCGGCTGCGAGTCGAACCGGCTGCAAAACGACTTCGATCCATTCAGGAGAGCGTCGAAGTATTACACAATGGGAACGGAGACGGGAGACATCTCCAGGCAGCAGTTTGGCCAGGATCAGAAGGGCTACGGCCTCGCACAGTGGACATATGTCAACGAGTCCAAGACGGCCGGCCGGAAGTTCGACCTATATGATTTCTGGAAACGTTCTGGAAAAGATCTGGACGACACTGACATGCAGATCGATTTCATGCTGTATGAACTCTCACACGGATATGCATCTGTCCGGATCCAGCTCGAGGGATGCACGGATCTCTGGACAGCGACAGACATCATCTGCAGGAAGTACGAGCAGCCGGCAAACGAGAATGTCGACACTCGGGTGCGATACGCGGAGGAGATCGAAGCACAGATCGACAAAAACGAATGGACCACGGCCGAAAAGGCCGAGGAAGGAGGGCAGGCAGTGACAAAGACGGAAGCAGTCAACAAGGTTCTGAATATTGCCAGGCAGGAAGTCGGATACAGGGAGAAGAACAGCAGCACCGGCCTGGACGATCCGGCAGCGAACGCCGGCGCAGGGAACTACACCAAATACGCGAGAGACCTCGACCGGATCCCGAATTTTTACAACGGGCCGAAGCAGGGCTTCGCATGGTGTGACGTCTTCTACGACTGGCTGCTCGTGAAGGCATTCGGGCCAGAGCTCGGGAAGAGGCTGCTCTGCCAGCCGAGCGGATCCGCGGGAGCTGGGTGCGCCTTCTCCCTGTCGTATTATCAGCAGCATGGACAGTATCATCAGAGGCCGGAACCGGGAGATCAGATCTTCTTTACCTACGCCCAGGGCGAAATAAGTCACACCGGCATCGTGGAGAAGGTCGACGGAGGAACCGTCACAACGATCGAGGGGAACACGTCCGACAGCGTCGGGCGCAGGTCCTACAGCCTGGGAGACAGCAGGATCGCCGGATATGGCCGGCCGGACTGGTCACTGGTCAGCACGGCACCTGCTCCGGACACAGGAGCACAGGAACCGGCGAAGCCAGTCGAGGACGCAGACGTCCCTGGCAAGACATGCACGGTGCAGCTGCCGGAGATCAGCCAGGGCGACACCGGCACACCGGTCGAGCGGCTTCAGACGCTGCTGATCAGCCGTGGATATTACTGCGGCGGGCGCAGCTTCGGAGGCAGGGAGCAGCCGGACGGAGAATTCGGGCCGGCGACAGCTGTGGCTGTGAAGGATCTCCAGCAGGCGACAGGAATTAGTCAAGACGGCGTGGTCGGCTCGGAAACCTGGTCCGCGCTGATCACAAAGTAAGAAGGGAGAAGTGGCTTATGAGTCACGAGGACATCAGCATGATTCTGCAGATTCTTAGTTTGATCACATCATTCGCGGCAGCGGCGGCGATCATCGTCAAACCGATTCGCGAGAAACTTTTTGACACCAAGACCACAAAAGAGGGCCAGAGGTGCATGCTCAGAGCAGAGATGCTGTCGATCTATTACCGGGGGAAAGACAACGATGGAAAGCTGAGGCTGTACGACTCCCAGAACTTCGTTCTGTTGTACGCAGCCTACAAAGCACTTGACGGGAACAGCTTCATTGATAACATCAATGAAAAAGTCAAAGAAATGGAGGTCATTCAGTGAACGAAATGATGAGCAATTACCTGCAGCAGATCGTCCTGCTGATCATCCTGGCTCTGGCCGGATGGCTGGGCGCACAGGCGAAGAACCTGTACAAGAAGTACATCACGACAGAGATAAAACAGTCAGTCGTCAGGACTGCGGTGCGATTTGTCGAGCAGGTCTATGTTGACCTGCACGGGCCGGAGAAACTGTTCAAGGCGATGCAGCGTGCATCGGAGATCCTGGAGACGGAATACGGGATCACGATCTCCGAGACGGAGCTGGTGGCCATGATCGAGGCAGCGGTCAATGAATTTAATAATGCTTTCCGGAAGACTGCAAACATAGGACCAGAGATCGAAGATCCTCCGGAAGAATAAGGACAAAAAGAGAGCAGCGGATCCATCACAGATCTGCTGCTCTCTTTTTCGTTCCGGTTATTCGACCGGGCGGGGGAGGACGAGGCCGAGAAGACCGCCTGCAAAAATTAGAGCGGGTTCGACAATCGTCTCGGATGGTGGTCCACTCGCCGCAGAGGTCGAACCCTCCGGCAGGTCATCGTCAGGGCCGGGGCAGCCTTCCTCTCCGTAGCTCTCGAGCATCTCAACATAGGAAACCTGCTTTCCTCCCTTCACGTTATAGTACACGATGATTTTATCATCGAAGACATAGACGGAATTCACAAGGACGTCTATGATCTTCCGGCGGAAGTCAAGATCGAATAGATCACCCTTGCAGAAGGAGCGGAGCCAGGAGACGATCTCGTCCTCCGTCAGGCGGATCCGGTTCGCCACGCGCAGCTTCGCCAGATCGACCTCGAGTGCGTCCTTCTCATCCGTGAGGCGCTCGATCTTCGCGGCCAGGGTGGAGCGGGCAGACTTCGGAAGATCGACCAGGGCGTCGATGTTCTTCTCGATCTCCCGGGTGAGTGTAGCAATCTGATCCTCCAGCTGCCGGACGTTGTCGGCACCGAATTCCCGGTCATACTCGGCCACAACGGCAGCGGCGATCGTCCGCACCCGTTCCGGCGCCAGGATGTATTTGACGGTCTGCTCCACGACATACCATTCCAGAAAGTCCTTCTTCTCGTGGCGCTTCCGGCATCCGTTCCGGTGCTTCCTGCGCCCGGTGCACTGGTAATAATACCAGGAGTGGCCGGTCTTGCCGGTGCCACTGACGCCGTGCATGGACATTCCGCAGAGACCGCAGTACACCTTCCCGGTCAGAAGATACTCGACCTCATCGCCGGCGGTGGATTTCGCACCGGAATGGCGCATCAGGTCGAGCCGGGCCTGCACGCGGTCGAAGGTGGCCCGGTCGATGATCGCGGGGCAGCCTCCCTCGACACGGACACCGGACTGTTCCAGGATCCCGATGTATTTCTCGGAGCGGAAGACGCGATGGATCGCGTTGTGGTCGAGCGGCTTCCCGACACGGTTCCGGAAGCCTCGCCGGTTCAGCTCGTCGAGGATCTCGCGCTTCGGCATGCCGTCGGCGTACTGCTCGAAGGCCCAGCGGACATACGGGGCCCGGCTCTCGTCGAGCACGAGATAACCATTCTCCGAGCGGTACCCGAGCGGGACACCGCCTCCGACGAATTTGCCCTTGGCTGCGCTCTCCCGACGGCCGCGCCGGACCTTCTGCGCGAGCTCCAGGGAGTAATACTCGGCGCTGGCCTCCAGGACGGCCTCGAGGATGATGCTCTCCGGATTGTCGCCGATCTGCTCCATTGCGGAGAGCAGCTTCACGCCGTTCTGCTTCAGCTTGTGTTTATAGATGGCGCTGTCGTACCGGTTCCGGGCAAAGCGGTCGAGCTTGTAGACAATGACATACTGCCAGGCCTTCTTCCGGGAGTCGTCGATCATCTGCTGAAACTGAGGCCTGTCATCGGAGCGGCCGGAGATCGCCCGGTCGATGTACTCACCGACGACGGTGAAGCCCTGGCGCTTCGCGTACTCGTGACAGACGTGCAGCTGCCCTTCGATGCTCTGCTCATCCTGCCGGTGGGAACTGTACCGCGCATAAATCACAGCATTTTTCATAGATACCTCCGCCCCGGCCGAAGCTGGGGCTTTTGCTGTTAGTGATAAATCACTATCTTTTCGCCCCGGCCGAAGCCGGGGCTTTTTTTATCAGACCTCATTTACCGAAGAAGGCTTTCCACAGAAGACTTTGCGCTTTGCGCTTCCTGCCGGATTTTGTGGTCGGGATGCCGGTTGCTTTCGCAATTTTCCTTTTTGCGCTGGAAATGCCGGTCGCACGCTTCCAACTGAAGCCAGGAATCACACTTTTCTTCGACATGTCTGTCACCTCCTTTTACAGATCATTTGCTTTCCAGTAACTTGGAAGGATCACCACTGCTTTTTTTATATATGGGCTCATGAGCAAGACCACGAATTGAAGCAAGAGCGGCGAGTCTCCCTTCAGGATTGAGAGAGCGGAACGCTTTGATCAGTTCCTCCTCTTCATCCGACAGAGCAGGAGATAGCTCGGAAGGCGCGGGAGATAAGACGGAGGGATCATCTGTGTTCCCGATCAGCCAGTTAGGATTAACGGTCAACGAACGGGCGATGGATTGAATGACAGGCAGCTTAATTTTTGCGATAGTGCCCTTTTCGTATCTCAGGATCGTTGATTTAGCAACACCGACATCGGATGCAACGTCATCAAGGGTCATTCCGCGGAGTTCTCTTGCAGTTTTAATACGGGTACCAATTTCTGAATTTGTAAGCATATAATCACCCCAGTGACGACATGATAACACAAAACTTTGCACAGCGCAATATACAGGAGAAAATAAATTTGCGCTGCGCTATTGACAAAAGAAAACGACTGTGATATTTTATAGAAAAGTTGCACAGCGCAACATGAAAGGAGGAACCAAAAATGCCGAACACTCAGATGCTGAAAGAACGCATGAAAGAGAAAGACGTCACGCAAAAAGACGTGGCAGAAGCACTGGGAATTGCAGCGCCTACGGTATCGCAGAAGCTGAACGGAGTCCGACCGATTTATCTGTCGGAAGCAATGGCAATCGCATCTATGCTCGGAATAGAGTCCGGGGAATTCGAGAAGTATTTTTTTTCTAGTGAAGTTGCATAGTGCAACAGAGGAGGAAGAAAGGAGAATAGCATGAACGATGAAGTCGTTGCTGGGATCTTCACTCAGATCGCATTCCACGCAATTGACACGGGGAAGGAGCTGAAGCTGGAGAAGGGAAAGAACACTTCGACAAGTACACTCTTCGGAGGAGCGTTCTCAAATAGCGACATCAATTATGACAGCCTGATTCTGGAAGTGTTCCAGCCGGACAAGAGAACAGAAGTGATCGAGGAGGATGAGGAAGAATGACACCTGCGGAGATGGTGCTGACACTCAGGATCTGCGGGAACCATCCGAAGTACGACAGCTTCACCTGCAAAGACTGCCCGTGGATCCAGAACTGTGACCACGATGGCGGAGGAGCGGAACTCAGCCTCCGGGCGGCAGACATCATCGAAAATCTGCTGAAGGAAGTCGAGCGGCTGAAGAAATACGAGCAGGCCATCGACCAGATCCTGAAGCCGGACGCGGACGAGATGATGGGGAGGGAAGCCGGGAAGAAATGAGAGTCCTGTATTGCCCGGTCTGCGGGATGCCGGTACACATGGCCGCATGGATCCCACTGACAGCGAAGTGCATCGAGGATGTCTGGGACATCTGGTTCTGCGACAGCTGCAAGTGGTGCTCGGACTGGCCGGGGATGCCGGACTTTCTGAAGAAACCGGGATGGAGCAAACCGATCACGGACCCGACGAAAGCCGAGAGGGCAGGAGGAAGAAATGGATGAGTACATTCAGATCGGCGTGATGGCAGCCAGGACACCGGACGGCAGCTTCCTGGACTCCGTGCCGATCTACACCAGGCGGACGCCGCAGGCCGAGGCTGCCGAAGAAGCTGCCCTGCGTCCGGTGGCGCATATCTTCGCCGAGAAGTTCGCGCAATACCTCAGAGAGACAAAAAACATCGGAAAGGAAAGGTGAACACATGGAAGAAGTCAGAGTGAAGCTGCTGGTCAAACATCAGCAGAAGATCGACAAGGAGATCAACGATCTGGAGCTCCTGATCGACGCGACAAAGTACGGGGCCATGAACACCGGCGAGGACGTCGGAACCTGCACCCAGCTGGTCAAAGCAAGGGACAGCCTCAGAACGGCATCCTACTGCATGCTGCTCGCGATCGCATCGGCAGAGGGGCAGGAGATCACCGGGCAGATGATGGCCGACCTCGACAATCTGAGACGGGCGTCAGAGCAGTAAAAAAAGCCGCGCTCCGGCTGGCACCGGAAACGCGGCAAAGGAAAAAAGAAGAATTGTATGAAAGGATTATACAGCATGGAAATCGAAAATGCAAAAAGATTAATCAGCACATGGGCAGAAATGGACCCGGTCCGGGTCTACGAGCCGAAAAAGAAGAGCGGGAAGCCGGAACCGGAGAAGAAACAGAAGCGGAAGCCCTGGTATCAGTTCTCACTGCATCTGAATATCGACGGGAAGCGCTTCGGGAAGCGGTACGGAATCCTCCTGGTCGCAGCGGCGGTCTTCACCGTCTACACGATCCTGCTGTCGGCAGGCGTGGAGGCGAAGACGGAGAAACGCGTGACGGAAGAGGTCACATCCCAGCTGCGGCAGGACTTCCAGAAGTATCTGGACCAGCAGGAGCAGGAGCGGAAGGCCGCGCAGTTCCTGACAGGGGACGCATCCTTTGAGGCAGCGGTGGAAGAGCTCGCGGAACCTTTGAGCTACATTCTTGCGGCATACCGCATGGAATTCGGAATCCCTGAGAACGGGCTCAGAACCATCGGCTGGGTATATTGTGCGCGTTATGCGCAGAACAGCACGGAGTTCGGCAGGACGCCGCAGGAAATTCTCGAAAAGGTAGGAGCCTGGGAAGGAAAGCCGGTCGGCCATGCCAGAAGCAATCATGATATTGAGCTTTCCAAAGAGATCGCAACATCGTTCCTGAAGGGCGAATATCCGGATTCCCCGTACACAACGGCCATGACCTTTTTCGTGCGTGACAACAAAGTGGACGGGAAGATCGCAGCGAGAAACGAATACGCCACCGGTGCTTATACAGATTACTGGTGGTACGGGAAGAAGTGAGGGCTGAGGCATGAGCGAATTCAGAGATCAGGCCCTGAAGAAGCTCCGCGAGGGCGCGAAGAATGTGCGGGGAAACAAAGAGTCCGTCATGAAGGACGCAGTCCGTGCCACCTTGGAAACCTTCTGCACCCAGGACGAGGAATTCGCCCAGGCCGTGGTGCAGGGAGGAGACTTCCCGGCCTGCATGGCCGCGGTGGCCAGAGGCGTCGGCAGCAGCATCTCCGATCTGGAGGCCTACAAGAAGGCAGTGCAGTTCTACTTCCCGGGAGCGGAGATCCGGATGCAGATGACCATCGACCTGATCGGCGCTGCAGCGGCAACGGAGACAGCACCGACTCCGACAGAGCAGAAAAAGCCGGAGAACATCATCCTCGACTTTACGGAATTTCTGTAAAGGAGGCGGCGGGATGAATCCGAAATGCACGCTGCCGGTGGAGAACTATCAGGAGGCCCTGCAGGCACTGAGCGGGTGGGGCCTCAGTACAGAAGAGGAAGACGGGATCCGGGAACTCTTCCCGCAATACCTTTTCTTCCGGAATGAACATCCGGACGACGGATGGACCATCTCCGATCCGGTCAGGCTCTGCACCTGCACGGCCTGCGGGGAGAGCTTCGAGGCCGTCCGGGGGAACTATACACGCGGAAAGCTCCACCACGAGCAATGCAACTGCCCGCAGTGCGGGAAGCAGGTCGAGGGGATCGCGGCGCACAAGTACAAGTACGACATGCCGAGTCTCCAGAGCTGGGTCAAGGTCGCGATCGCCAGAGCGGGCGACGACGGTGCCCTGCTGATCCAGGCGGGAAACGCCCGCCGACGCTTCACCTGGGACGAACTGACCGGCGTGATCGACTTCTATCCGACAAAGCTGTACTACTTCGGGAAGGCCGGAATGGCGGTGTGGCAGGAAAAGGTCGTGCACTGGAGCTGCGGGCCGCTTGATCCTCCGCAGTTCGCGATGGTGCCCATGAAGACGGTCTGCGAACCGTTCCAGCCGAACATGATGGGATACGCGGATTATGACGGGGAATACGTCGTGCTCGGACTGGCGGACGCAATCGGAGAGACGGACCTGAAATACTGCCAGATCATGGAATTCTTCGAGCAGGAGTATTCCTGCGGCATGGGAGCGCGGGCCATGTGCGGGATCATGAAGTATCTCGGCTGGGCCTGCGCCCATCCGCAGATCGAGATGGCCGTGAAGATGGGATTCTCCGGAGCGGTGCTGGAATTGGTCCAGGAAGGACGGAAGAACGCGAAGCTCCTGAACTGGAACGCGAAGAACCCGGCGGGTTTCCTCCGGATGAGCGCCCAGGACGCGAAAAGCCTCCTCCGGGCGGAGATGGACTTCGCCGATCTGAAGGACTGGAAGAGCTTCCCGGAACTGAAGCTGAACCAATACATCGCGATCCGGGAGACCGTCACCCGGAAGGACATGAGGCAGCTCATGGAATGCTGCCGGAAGGCAGGCGTCACACCGTCTCAGGGAAGTAACTACTTACGTAGTATGCAGCCGGCCTGCGCACGGTACGCGGTACCGGCGGAGCGGATCCTCCGGGAGTGGAACGATTACCTCGACATGGCGGCACAGCTGGGCTATGACCTCACGGAGAAGACCGTGGCCATGCCGCGGGAACTCCGGCAGAGGCACGACGCAGCTGCGGAGACGATCAAGACCAGAGCGAGCGAGGCGGAGCTGAAGAAGTACAAGACCAGACGCCGGATGCTAGAGCAGAAGTACGCCTTCCGCATGGGCGATTACTGCATCCTGATCCCAAAGGGATCGGAGGAGATTGTCCGGGAAGGAAGGACGCTGCACCACTGTGTCGGAGGATACGCGGCCAGGCATATCAAAGGCACGACGACAATCCTGTTCCTGCGCAGGACGCGGACACCGGGGCGGTCCTTCCTGACCATCGAAATGGAGACCGAAAAAGGGAAAGAGCAGATTCGGCAGATCCACGGGTACCAGAATGAAAGATACGGAGCCACGATGACACCGAGGGAGCGCTTCGGCTGGTTCCTGGGGCCGTGGCTCGAGTGGGTGAACGCGGGATCGCCGCGGGATCGGCGCGGGGAGCCGGTGCTGCCCGCAGCGGAAGAAATGATAACGGAGGTTGAAGCGGTATGAGCGATATGATCGAAAAGAGAACGCCGGAGCAGATCGGCGCGGAGATACGGATGTACATGGACGTGGGGCGGCGGGTGACGCTGCTCTGCGGCATCGAGATCGGCCGGAGACTGGTCGAGGCAAAGGAGTTGCTGCCGCACGGCGAGTGGCTTCCCTGGCTCCAGAGGGAGACGGAATTCTCCGAGCGGAGCGCTCAGAACTACATGAAGGTTTTCAAAGAGTACGGAGCAGCGCAGCTAGGCCTCTTCGGACCGGAAACAAATACGCAGACGTTTGCGGATTTGCCGATTTCCAAGGCTTTAGCCTTGATTTCAGTGCCGGAAAGTGACCGAATTGAATTCGCCGAGGTGGTCGATGCAGAGCACATCAGCGTTCGGGAACTGGAGGAAAAGATCCGGGATCGGGAGCGCCAGATCAGCGCCCTGCAGGAGGACGTAGACGGGGAGCGGAAGCGCCTGGAGGAGTCGGAGCGGCTCCGGAAACAGTCGGACGAGCTGCTCGAAACACAGGATGACATGCTCAAAGAGGCAAAGGCGCAGATCGCGGAGCTGGCCAAGCTGAACAAGGAGCTGGAGAACCGTCCGGTCGAGGTCGCGGTCGAAACCGTCCGGGACGAGGCGGCCATCGCCGCAGCGGCGAAGGAAGCCAAAGAGAAAGCCGAGGCCGCAGCGAAGAGAAAGATCGCCGATCTCGAGAAACGTCTGAATAAGGCGGAGGACGAGGCAGCCAAAGCAAAGAATGAAGCTCAGATCGCCGGCGAGAGCGTTTCGGAGAAGATCGCCGAGGCCCAGAAGGAAGCGGACTTCCTGAGAGCGGAGCTGGCGGAGGCCAGGAAGCAGCTGAAGGCATCGGACGCGGATGTCGCGAAGTTCGGCGTCTGGTTCACGACCGTGCAGAAGGACTTCGATGCGATGCTGAACGTGCTCGAGCTCGTGAGGCAGCGGAACCCGGAGACCGGGGAGAAACTGAAGGCCGGAGCGGCCACGCTGCTGAAGACCCTGCTGGAAAGGGTGGGATCCGAGACATGAGCTTTATGGACTGGGTAAGACTCGTTTTTTGCATTGTTGAAACACTTCTGATTATTCAGCTCATCCTGATCCTGCTGAAGTGGAAGAGGTGAGCGGAATGTGTAATAGAACAAAATGCATCTACAGAGGCGCACAGGGAATATGCGACTACCTTTCAAAAACCGGGAAATCGAAACTGAGACAGATCGCAGAGGAAATCCAGATGCCGACAAATTCCGAGGAAGTGCGAGAGCTCGCCGGCGGGAAGGATTGCCCGTTCTACCGCAAACGGGGAGAGGATGAAAAGCCTCTCCAGGCGGTCCTCGCGGAGATGCGGTTCAAAGCGGCGGAGCGGAAGGCCAAGAAGGACAGGAAGTTCGTGCCGAAGCTGACACCAGAAGAGGAGAAGAAAATCAGCATCTGGTACCGCCGGGGACTCTCGGACACAAATATCGCGGACAAGCTCCATATTCCGTTCTACAAAGTGTCGTTCTGGCGGCAGAAGAACAAACTGGAAAGCAATTTCATCCGCCAGCGTGCTTTCGATGAGAAAAAAGCGTGGGAGCTCTACAAACAGGGCAAGACCGACGTGGAGATCGGGAAAGCGCTCGGAAGGTCCACCACGACAATCTATAACTGGAGACGGAGAGCGGACCTGGAAGCAAACCTGCAGGCGCTGTACCTGCAGGAGGAAAAGAAGGAAATCCGAAAAAAACTGTACCGGGAAGGAAAGACGGACCGGGAAATCGCGGAGCTGACCGGATCCACGCTGAAATCAATCAGAGCATGGCGCCACTACCACAAGCTCCGGGCGAACGATGCAAGGGCGGAAGTCCGGTATGACAGAGAAAAAATGATGCAGCTCTATCAGGAAGGCCTGAACGACTGCCAGATTGCGAGAATGCTCGGCTGCCACAGCGGAACCGTGGGAAAGTGGCGGGAAAAGAACGGGCTGGGAGTAAACAAGAAGAAAAAGGTGAGCAAATGAGTGAGATCTATATGACGCTCTGCGACAACTGTGCGGAGCGGATGGATGCGGAGAAACACGCAGAAAACAGATACTATCTGACGGCGGTACCGGGAAGCAGGCGGACGACGCAGTGCAGCAGGTGCCTGCAGCTGGTGGCCTGCACGCAGTACAGCCTCGAGAGCAAGGCCGACCGAGCCATGCGGCGGGCGCTGGCCAGAAAAGCCCAGGAGGGGGCCGTGCAGAAGAAGGACCACCGGGCCAGGTACCGCGGAGACTGGCGAGAATCGGAAAACTGACAACTGAGCGGCGGATTAAGCTCGTGCAATGACACGGCATCCGCCTCCGGCCGCAGAGGAGGCGGAGAGAATGAGCTATATCGACAAGAAAATGTGCATGGAATCGCTCCGGCTAAAGCTCGGGGACATCATCCCGGGAAATGACATCGATCAGATCATCACGCTCGTCGATGACGTTCTGATCGATTACGACATAACCGCGATCAAAAAGGATGAGTCAGATACCAGCTCGGAGCAGATCGCGGAGTTCTATCTGACAACGCTGGAAATTCAGGGATACGCGAAGGGAACGATTGACGGGAAAAAGAGATACCTAAAGAAGCTCCTGGAGTTCACGGGTGTGCCATATGTCAAAATGCGGACTGAGCACATCATGTCGTTCATGAAGCATGAGAAAGACAGAGGGATCTCTCCGGTCACGATCGAGCATCACCGACACACGTTCAATGCGTTCTTCGACTTCATGATCCGCGAGGAGCTGATCGTGAAGAACCCGATGAAGAGGGTTATGCCGTTCAAGACGGCAGACATCATGCAGATCCCATTCAGCGATACGGAAGTCCGGCTGCTGGATGAGGGAGCGAAGACCGACAGAGACCGTGCGATCATCGCCTTCCTCGGAGCCACGGGGTGCCGAGTCGCAGAGGCAACAGCGGTCAACAGAGACGACATCGACTGGCAGAACGGACGCCTGAAGGTATTCGGGAAGGGCAGCAAGGAAAGAATCGTGTACATCGACGACGTGAGCGCACTGCTGATTAAACGGTACCTGGAAACGCGGAAGGATGACCTGCCGTGCCTCTGGCTCGGAAAAAGAGGGGAGCGGCTGGAGCCGGGCGGGATGCGGTACATCCTGAAAGAGATCGGAAAGAAGACAGGAGTAAAAGGCGTCCACCCGCATCGATTCAGGCATACACTGGCTACGAATCTGCTGAAGGCCGGAATGCCGCTGGAGCGTGTGCAGAAGATCCTCGGCCACTCGAAGATCACGACGACGCAGAAATACATCTTTGTTGATGATACCGACGTCGCGAACGATTACCGGAAATACATTCGATGAGGTGAGTGATGATGACGACGATAGCAAGGTGTTATCTGCGGGAAGCGGTGACGGCCTACGGAGCCGACCGCATACAGGCCCTTTACGAGGGAATGAAGCACTATACAGACGAGCTGATGGAAGTGGTCAATGAAGCACACCCGACAGACCTGCCGATGGTCCTGGCTGCGATGGACACGGTGGAGGACACGATCAGGGAGCTGCCGGAGTACAAGCAGATGAACCACGCGGAGACGAGCGAGAAGTGGTGCCGGAAGCTCTCTCCGGTCGTGTCTCACAAGAAGGTCGAGATCAGGATCGGCGAAGACATGGGAGAGGAGGGTGAGCAGTGAAAAAAACACTGACGATTGACCGAGAGGGAATGCCACTGGTGGACAAGATTTTAATCAAAAGATATTTCCCGGAAGAGGTAACTGATGAACAGGCAGCGATGATGCTTCACGCGATTGGGGCTGATCACAAAGAATTCAGGACCTATAACAAGAAGAGATATTATCACGCTTATCGCAATCATTATGATGCAGGAGGCAATGATATAAAACAATGGGACGATCTTGTCGCAAAAGGGTATGCAGAATTACATAGAATGTACAATGTTTCCGTCAAAGGAATTCATCTGCTCGAGTATCTTACGCAATGCAGGATATGGGGGGATTATCAGAATACAGCAGATTGCAGATATGACGTGATGGTCGCTCTTATGCAGGATGATGTGTATTGCGGATACGGGTGTTGGATGCCATCATCAAGTAAAGACCTGTCTTTACGGCTGGCTATTCCGAGAAAACTTGTATTGGATACGCTCAACGAACTTGCCGAGGAAGGACTTTGCGTGAAGGGCTATTACGGAGAGATGGATGAAGACGGCTGCGTCCAATGCAAACATGGATGGTATCTGACAGAGCAGGCGCGGCAGCAGTACGCAGAGAAATATGAGGAACTGAAACAGGAAGAGTACAAAAAGATCAACGACAGCTTAAGGGGGGGTGAGTGATGAGTAGGTTTAATGACATTCTTGCAGATGCCCTTGATGAATTTATGGGGAGAAAACAGTTAAAGCCATGCCCATTCTGCGGAGGAAAAGCCATTATTTTTCAAATTCCGTATAACACAACTGAGGAATTACACAAGCATCCATCATGGTTCTGGAACAATCCAGGATGGTTCACGGTCGGATGTGAAACAGAGATGTGTATTGCAAACGTCAATCACGAGATGATGTTATTCATAAATTCAAAGCAAGCTGAAGAAGCATGGAACAGACGGATAATAGAGAAGAAAGAAACAGACTGACGGATTCTGAATCCGGGGCAGGAGCGGAAGTTCCTGCCCGAGCTTGAGAACCCGAACGTCGAACCTTGACAGCTGAAGGAATTATAGATACGCATACGCGCACGCGCACGCACGCGTATCTTATAAGGACCTTTTAGCGGCTAAGATTAGCGCAGAAAGTAACAATATGGAGGCAGGGAGATGAGGAAGCTCGTGAAGTACTACATCGTGTCCGGTCGGACAGTGGAAGAAAAGCGCAGCTGGATTCCACTCGGTCCGACAGAGAAGAGACCGAGAGGCACCCGCCGGGCGGGAGCCAGCAGCCTGAAGAAGATCAAGGCCAACGAGCGGAGCTGCGTGCTCAACCTCGCCAGGACGATCAACTGCAACTTCGGGGGCGGGGACTGGTTCATTGCCCTGAAATACGATGACGCTCATTATCCGGTCGGGAGATCTGCCGGCCTTGCCGATCGGCGGGAGGAGGAATTCCAGGAGGCGAAGCGGATCCTGACGAAGAAGTTCCTGCCGAAGCTCCGGAAGGAATACGAGAAGCAAACCGGGAAGAAGCTGCCGGCGGTCTGGGTGACGGCCAACTGGTCGCCGAAGAGGAAGTGCATGTCCAGGGTACACCATCACATCGTGCTGCCATCGGATGCACTGGAGCTCACCCGGAAGCTCTGGCAGAGGATCGGCGGGATCGGGACAATGCATCCGGAGCCTCTGAACACGGAAGGCGATTACACCAGGATCGCACAGTACATGGTCGACAACGTACAAGCCAGACCGGCAGGGGAGAACAGGTGGAGCGCATGCCGAGGAATGGCGAAGCCGGTGTACTCCGAACCGGTCGAGGTCTCAGATGTGGAAGACGTGCAGCCTCTCGACGGGGCGATCATCAAGGACGTCATGCGATACGAGGACGAGGATGGACGGACTGTCAGCGCATATCTCAGACAGACATTCCGAGAGCCGATCAAGATCAGAGGCGGGCAGATCGTTCTGCCGAGTAAGCGGAAACGCAGGAGGGCGAGCGCATGAGCAAACCGAGAGACAATTGGAGACCGTACGTCATAAACGTGCTGCGGGACTACTACGCGTACAAGCGCCTCGAGAAGGAGGCCCACAGCACCAGAGTGACAGCGCAGTACAACAAAGGCCGAGGCGGAGGGAGTGGCGTATCCAGGACAACCGAACAGGCCGCAATGCGCACCGGCCTCACCAGGCAGCAGGAACGGGAACTGAAGGCTGTGGAGAAGGCGATCAAGATCACGCGGGGAGGACCGGACGGGAAGATCAGGATCAAGGTCATCGAGCTGGTTTACTTCCGTGACACGCACACGATCGAGGGCGCGGCGCAGCAGGTGCATGTATCATACTGGACGGCACAGAAGTGGACAGACACGTTCATCCGGACGGTCGGAAAGAATCTCGGCCTGGAATAAAAATATACAAACCATTGCTCCGAAACGAGTCTATTCTGCTACCATCGGGGGTCTCAGAAAAAGCCAGGGGGGTCTTCGGAAATTCTGACAAGGACAACCGGAGGAGGTCGACAGGATGGCGAAGCAGCACAGCTCAGCAAATCCTCGACACGCGAACGGAAACCTCCGGAGAAAATACCGGGCCCGTCTGAAAGCACAGGGGGGCCCCTGCGGAATATGCGGGGGGAGGCTTGGTCCGATCCACTATGACGAGCCAAGCGATGCAGCCCATCCCCTGTCGTTCGTCGTTGATGAGATTCGTCCGATCAGTCGCTATAGGGAATTCGGGTATGAAAGCAGAGAAGATGCTGCAAAAGACTGGAACAACCTCCAGGCGGCGCACTATTGCTGCAATGCAGCAAAGAGTAATCATGTTTTGACAGAAAAAACAGACAGGGCAAAGAAGAAAGTAAATCTGCAAGATGGCTGCTGGTAACGGAAGCAGACTCTCAGGCAGTGGGGGAGGGTCCCCTGCCCGGCCCCGAGGCCCC